GTTCCGAAGTCGAAGGATGCTCGTGAGAGCGTCCGCGGTTTCTCCCAGATCTACCTGGAATTCCACTTCGGGTGGTCACCCCTCATGAAGGATATACATGATGCGATGAAGGTGCTTGACAGCCCTATCGAACCGCATCGTGTTAAAGCCTCTGCCACTGGGTCCTGGACGGACCCTTTAGCTTTCCATTCTGTCACCAGTGACACGGATTGGAAGCGTACTGAACACCGTGATGGTAAGTACGTGCAGACGGTTAAACTTCAAGGGGATCTCATCATCACAAATCCTAATTTGATGATGATGCAGCAGAACGGGATATTGAATCCCGCTAGCATCGCATGGGAACTTGTCCCTTTCAGCTTTGTGCTGGATTGGTTTGTGAACGTTGGGGATTACCTCAGCTCACTCACAGATTTTGCGGGTATAACTTTCCTTAATCCGCATAGGACAGTGTTTACGCGAGCAGACTTGAGTTACTACAAAGATGAGATCCCGCTTCATGGAGGTTTGAATACCAACCATGAAACGTGGGTCGTCAACGGCGTTAGCAACTTTCGTCGGAAGGACCTCGGATCGGGTCCCTCTATTCGTCTCCGGACTCCCAAGCCCTGGAGTATCAGACGCGGCTTAGCGGCTGCAAGTCTGTTAATGCAGCGTTTTCCTCGTCAAGTTATTGACGACAACGCTCTCCAACTCGCGAAGAAGCGGACGGCCTTCAGGGCCAACAACTTCCCAGCGTTTAATGGAAAATACTACTAACCTCCTTAATAGGAAAGGGTCATCATGACTCAACAGACCTCTATGACGGTCAAGAAGTACGACGGGGTCACGGATATCGTGTACACCGCCGTGCGTCCGGCTGCCGGCGGGAATACTCCCGCCGTCTGGCTCGCACCGACTCTTGGGACTGCTGTGGCTCACCAGCCAGAGCTTCGCATCAAATCCTCTACGAACAAGGCTGGCACAGTCAACCGCGTCGAGGGGATCCTGGTGTATCCCGAGATCATCACCGCGGCCGATGGTTCGAAGTCTATTGCCAACAAGACTATCGTCAGCGTAAGCGTGACGAATCCGAAGGCAATGGCGACGACCTCGGTTCAGGAGGGCATTGCGCAGGCACTAAACCTGTTCGCGCACGCCCACGTGAAGACCCAAGCTATCGAAGGCTTTGCTGCCATCTAACTAGGGAACTTCATGCTGAAAACCTCCTTACCAGGTGATCTGGAGAAGGTGTACGTCGCTTTACTGGACGCACTCGCCTCACCTCTGGCTGAGCACTGCAAAGTGCTCGTGAAGAACCAGAGATGGGATGAACTTGTAAGTATTAAAGTTCGTCCTAGCGCATATGACAACGCGGAGAGTTATTTCCGCGATGCCGCCGCCGTATCCTTCATACGGAAATGCGAGAGTTTGCCTACCACGATCGACCGTAAAGCGGTCGCCGAGGAAAACTTTCTCTTAGCAGAACGGCAATGCGCCCGCTCTAACGAGCGGCTTGCTATCCACTTTCTCGAAGGTGCACTGGACCGTGAAGACGGCCTGATCGCTACCCCCGAAGGTGCGTGTGCTCGGCTAATCGCCGAGGCACGGAAAGAGATGAGCAAGTTGCTTGGAAAAATCCCTTCTGACCTCAAAGGTCGGTTCGGACCGGGAGCGACATATGGCGACAAGGGTAGGTTAACAACCATCCCCGATAAGATGTCGTCTCGACCCACTCTGACTACGTCAGCGCTCTGGTTCCACGTTTTTCAGTGGTCCGGGACTGCATGGGCGCAAGCCTGTGCTGCTGACGGTCGAGAATCTGAGTTTGTGCGAGGGAACCGCTTTACAACGGTTCCTAAAGATTGCACGAAGGACCGCGGCATAGCCGTGGAACCAAGTGTCAATTTGTTCTACCAACTCGGCGTAGGCCGAGCCATTAGAACTGCACTCAAGCGTCATGGTAACATCGACTTGACGCATGGGCAGGACATACACAGGCGGGTCGCCTGTGAAGCCAGCACGCATGGCCGTCTTGCTACACTCGATCTCTCGAATGCCAGTGATACCATTTGCACCAACTTAGTCAAGTTGCTGCTCCCTAGACCGTGGTGGGAGTTAGTTCAATCCCTCCGCTCTCCGTTCACAGAGTTTCGTGAGAAACAAGTGTATCTGGAGAAGTTTTCGTCTATGGGCAATGGTTTTACGTTTGAATTGGAGACAGCGGTATTTCTTGCTGTCATCCTTGCCGTCCGGAATCTCAGAGCGATCGGGGACCCTTCGTGGGGATCCAGTCGTCCTGGGGAGGATATCTTCGTTTATGGTGATGATATCATCATACCGACGGAGTTGGCTTCAGACGTAGTTTCTGCGCTTTCCTACTGCGGATTCTCAATAAATAAGGACAAGTCCTTTGTTGATGGCCGTTTTAGGGAATCTTGCGGTGGGGACTACTTCGAGGGGGTGGACGTACGTCCATTCTTCTTAAAGGAATACCCGGATGAACCGCAAGATTGGATCACAGTCGTTAACGGACTCAGGCGTATGGCTGTCTCGAAAGAATCGGACAGCTTTGACCTGGGTCGCAGTTATCTTCTGCGTCCTTGGTTTGTCGCTCAGGATTCAATTCCTATTCACATTCGAAGGTTACGAGGCCCTCAAAAGCTTGGTGACCTGGTCATCCATGACGAATGTGAACGGTGGCAAACCCGCAAGCGTGGAGCAGTTAACTACATTCGCGCCTACAGGCCGGCCCGGTTCTCGCGAATCGGCTGGCATCACTGGAAAGGCGAAGTAGTTCTGGCAACCGCCGTCTACGGAGCCGGAGATGGCAAACTAGGGATTACTCCCCGGGATGCCGTCCTCGGCTACAAAGTCGGCTGGGTACCGTTGCCAACGGCGACCTCTCACTGGTTACCAATCAGTGAGGGTGGAGCCACCCCAATTCCCCCCGAACCGTATATCCCCGGGAGGGGACAACGGCTGGCCTTGGTCACAGGGCCATACGAGGGTCCATCTGTTCCGGCTCCGCTCGTGAGAGCTCGGCTTAACCAGATGGTTTGGGAGATCCGCAGTTATGCGGTGAAGGCACGGTCACGGGGTTAATCCCGTGCGTTCGTGACAGAGTGTCACGTGGAGG